CAGACGTTCCAACAAAAAATGGTGCTGTAAATGTAACAGCTTTTGCTCCTGCTCCTGATGCGATGACAGCAGATTGTTCAGTTCTCGATGGTAAAGTTGCTGTGTATCCTAGTTGCTGTAAATTCATATTCTGAGCAACGTCAGCAGTTTCCAAAGTAGCTCTAAATTGAAATCCTCTACCTTTAAATATCCCGTTTGCCATAGTGTTAAATGAACCATAAGTAGGTGAACTACTTGGATTATCGGTGGTGGTTCGCACGGCTAAGACAGCGTTTGCATCATTGGCAATAGTTCCATCAAAGTCTGTCCAAGTATCTATATTGTCTGTTCTATTATCAAATTGATCTCCAACATAAAAACCAGCACCTTGAAAATGTCTTTTTAAAGTAAGTGAAAATGTTGCACCTAAATCAAGAGTCTCTACAAAATCATAAGTACCACTAGCATTTGAACTAGGATCTGTAAGTTTCAGTCCACCTTTTGAAGAGTCGAATACAACATTACTTTTTGTGCCATTAAAAGGTGTACTGTCTGTATCTTCTCTATCAGTTTTTACAGTTATAGAATCTAATATTTCTGGTAGTGTTATTGAAACAGAAGCTTCTGTTGCACTAAAACGTAGTCCATCATCTTGGAATTTTACCAGATAAGTTCCTGGCAGTGCTGGACATATTGCCTCTGTAGCGTTACCAGGCACAGCCTCAATAATATCTTGAGCAGCTTGGAAAGTAGCAGATCCTCCCGTCAAGTTTGTATGCCGTATGTAAACCCGACCTCCGTGAAGAACATCTACAGCAGTAGCTTGTGTAAACCTTAGTCTAACAAATTGATCGTTTATAGATTCAATAGTTAAATTAGAAACATTTTCTGGTAAAGCAGTTTTACCCTGTGCTACAAAAACTATTTCAGTAGAATTAGGAGATATATTTAGAGCAGCGTTAAATGAATAAACTTCAATCGTATAACTTCCTCTTTTACTGTCTAAAATTTCAAAATCACTACTAAATACAACTTGAGATATAAAATTAGTATCTTCAAACTTATAGTTAACTAAATATTGAGTAACACCATCTACAGGTTGCCAATCTACAATTAATTTACTTCTAGCCATGTTATTAAGAGTTACTATTTTTTCAGAAACACTTAAGTTGCTTGGAGGTGAAGCTGGTGCATTTAATAAAGATATTGTTCTCGTAGGTAAAGTAGTGCCATCTTCAATAAACGCATACTTTCCTTCTACATAAGATAAAGCCGAAATTACATAATTAATATCATCTTGTTCTTCTACTTGAATTACTCTAAATAGTTGTGTTTGTAAATCTGTACTAGATATTAAATAGGGTGCATTTACATTTGGTGCGGAACTAAAAGCAGATTGAGTTGTTCCATCGGATTTAGTAACACTGTTAATAGTAAAAACAGCACCAACAACATTAGAAACTGAACCTGTCTCAACTGTTCCATCGGGTAAAATTACAGAGATAGTAACAGAATTGTTTAGGTTTGACAGTGTAGTATCTCCAACAGCATCAATAGTTATAGTCGTTGTAGTGGCAGCAACAACTCTACCTCCTCTTCTAGCTCCTGCTCTTACTGGATCGTTTATTTCAATGACAGAACCAGGTCTAACAACAATTCCTGCATCTATTGAAGTTTGAAAAGAAACAGTTTCACTTTCATTTTGTTCTGCAAAAAGTATTGCTCGGCCCAATCTTGCAGCCTGATTACGGGAGGTGCACGCAAATGCTTTTACTTGTTTTGTAATAATTCCTAGCTTACTTACGGCAGTGCTATCTTCTACGACCTCAAAATCTACTTCTTTTGAATCCATATTGAAATAACTAACAGAAACAACACTATGCCTAGTTTTTAAACTGCTACCTGAATACGCAAAACCCCCTTCTCCAACATTGGCCAAATTAAACAGATAACTTGCTGTAGTTTCTTTATCTTGCGATAAAGTTATACCTCCAGCAGACCATATTGGCATACATCTCATGGCACCAGCTAAATCATTTATTGCTGCAAACGCTTCTTTAGGACTTTGAATATTTACGTTACAACTAAATCTAGCTTCAGTACCACCTTGCCCATCATCTACTAATTCATTTGAATATTTACTGGCAGCTACAAAACTAAATAAATCCAAGTTACTATCAGTAACGTGATTTCCTAGTCCATACCTAGTATTTGTGAGCAGATCAAGTAAGCACATCGCAGGGCAATTTGTATAAACAGCAGCACCCATAACTCCATTAAATATATAACCAGTTGGGTAAACTATTCGACCAGTTGTATTATCAACAGTAGGAGTACCAGAACTAGATGCTCCTGCTCCTGGTATTCTTACTTTTACTCCTCTAATACGATATTTTCTTGTGGGAATACGATTAAACTGCTTACTATCTAAACGAAGAGCAACGTAAGCACTGTTGGCATAAGTTGAACTGTTGTCTATAACTTCTTGAAAGCTGGTAAATTGAAAAGCATTTACTCTTGCTGAATCTGTACTATCTGCTGTAACTCGAACAACTCTTACATCTACAGTCGTAAAACCGCTTGTCAAATCAATTCTATGATCTCTAGCATAAGCATCTGCTGTTCTACCACTAACAGAAGCACTTATTTTATCTACAAACCCTCCTGAGTCATGTTGAACTTGTATCTTATATTCAACAGTATCTCCTCTAATATCCCCGTCATCTTCAGCCACCTGTATTTGAGGCCAAGTTAAAGTAACGATAACTGCATCTACATCTGTATTTGTAATCTGTCTGGTAACAGGAGCAGAGGTGGTTACTTCAACTGAAACAGCAGTAGGTGATCTACTCTCAGCAGGAATACCACTCATAGCAGTTTGGTTTGACGTTCCAAACTTAGATTTAAAAGTTACGTCTTGAAAGTTAAAATCTGCATCGTCAGGACTAGCACTTGTAGCATCGGCAGCAAGTATAGGTGTGTCATCAAGAAAGACATCTTTTAAACTTGCGTTGTCGTATGCAGTTGTCCCTTTTGTAAGACCCTCTTTTGAGGCACTAGCAAAACCCTCAATTTCACCTTCAGATATTAAATCTTGAACAGTAGCAAAACTTCTACTATGTAGAGTATCAGGAGCACGATACGGAGGTGGGGGTGGTTTTGGTGGACCTCCTGCTCCTCTAATAAGTTTAGTTTCGTCTGTCATGCTTCTACCTGATTAGTGTCAATCGCTGCACTTATTACAACACTTCCTGTAATTATTTCACCATAAACTATTGGAACGGGAGTGCCTGCTCTTGATGTATTTTGAACTCCACTAAAATTAAAAGATAATTTTGGATCTTCCTCCGAACTAAAGTCTTGTGGTTGTGGCAATGGAAAAAGCATTTCACTTACACCCATTAGTGTTAAACTAACTCCAAGATTCATTGCCATATTTCCAAAAAAACCTAGTTTTAATCCTTCTCCTCCGAAAATCTGTAACGCACTAAATCCTCCACCAGACATTATTGCTCCTGTAATCAAAAGTGCTCCTAATAATATCTTTCCGAATCCTCTCCCAGCACCAGATATAACTGGAATAAAATGAATATCTTGTTGACCAACGGGATAATTTAACTCATCTTTATCAATATCATCATTACCTACTTTTACCTGATAATATTTAGGACTCATATATGCTTCTAATCCTGCAAAGTTATGGATTAGGAAACTAACAGCTTGAGCTACACTATCAACTTTTACATCAAATTCTTTATGTCCGACAAATTCTGCTAATTGTCCATACAGTTTTACTTTACGAAGCATAGCGATACCTCTTTCCCGTACATTTTAGCAACCATTCAGAGTAAGGCTCTCTACAAGATAGTCTATCGGTTAAATGGTGAATAACATCTCCTTCAAAAAATAATGCTACATGATTTAAAGTTGGGTGCAAAATGCTCATAAGTAAAACATCTCCATCTTGTAACTTTTCATCGGGTCTAAGTTCTCTGAAATTTGTTCTCCAAGCACAGTCTTCAAACAAAGGTTTATCATTAAATTCTTCTAATGTTGTAGGTCTTTCCCAATCTCTAAGTTCGATATTTCTTTCTTCTTTATACCAATCTCTTACTAAACTCCAGCAGTCTGTAATACCCCATACCCATTGACGACCCAATAAAGGTGGCTTGTATCCGCAAGGTTCTAAATATGCCCATTGTTCTGTCTTTGGATTAACAATATACCAGGGTAAGTTACTATCTTCACAGCTAATTTTGTCTGCCTGACTAGGAGTAGGGGGTGTTATAGGGTGGCTATGAACCACTCCAACTATTTCGCCAGTATTATCTGCCTTCACATAATCTTCTGGGTCGATAATAAAACATTGATGTTCTGTCATTGAAAGATTACGGCAAGGATAATAACGTTCTTTACCCTTTATATTTAAAAGCAGACCACAAGATTCTTTTGGATCTTCACGTTGAGCATGAAGTAGTGCTTTGTATTTCCAAGTCATTGAACAAACGTACCAATAGAAGGGAACACTGAGCGAGTACATTGACGACCTGGAATCCGCACTCCAGCAAGGTCCGTTGGAGCAGCAAGTTCAAACTCAACAACTTCTCTGGTTTCTGTTGATTTACGATCCACTACATATATTTCTTGAGGAAACTCCGCATTAGGATCGGCAGTTGCATTTGTTCCGTCAGCAAAATTAACAGCATCAATAAATTTAGCTAATGTTCTTATTCTAGTAACTGTAGCTCCTGTTAAATCATTACCAGTTGTTGTTTCATTAACTGACAAAAGTATTGCTGAAATTAATCCTGTGGCATTACTAATAGTTATTTTTG